CACCCTTCTTGATGAAGGATTCTTTGACAGTGTCAAGATGTTTCTTTGCTTCACGGATTAGTCGAACTTTTGTTTCTGCAAGATCTTTTTTATCTTCGTGGAACTCTGCGATTTCCTTTGCTAAAGCCTCTACAACAAATTCCTCAAGTTTGCCAAATTTTTCTGACATTGCTTTTTGGTCTTCGTGTAGTTCAGAGACTTCTTTGCCAAGTTGAGAAACAACAAAGTTTTTAAGTAGATCTGCGTTTTCACGCATTGCTACATGGTACTTTGCTCTCGCTTCAGCAAGTTTGGAACGGTCATCAGCAAATTCTTTAATTTCTTCACTTAATTTGTCATCAAGCATTTTTTCCACGGCTTCAACCATAACGGCCTTGTCGTGCTCATACTTTTGTGCAAACTCTTCGCGAAGTTCTGCTGTTACCTGCATACGGTTTTCTGTAACCCTATTATTCCATGCCTCTTCGATGTCGGCTTTAACTTCTTCTGAAATAGCATTGTTTTCAAAGAGTGATTTCAGTGCGTCCAACATCTTGTTCTCCTTATTTTAATCCTTTGATGATGTTTACTAAGGATTCTTTTAAAAATCTTTGTGCCTTTTTATCTTCATGAACTTCGCGAGCCAAATTAAATGCCTTATACCCACCTGTGGTATTCATCAAATGCTCGTAAATCGGTGTTGGATACGCACCTGGAGCAGATGGTTGGGCAACAATGTCTACAGTGATTATTTCGAAATCACTCACATTGTTCTCCTCATTAACGTTACCAGAGCCCCTTGATGAAACTCCTAATTTTACTCCGCTTTCAAGCATTGTTTTAACTAGTTGTCCCATAGGGGTTGGTAATATTTTAAGTTTTCCGTAACCATTAGGACCGTCCATCCACATCTCAGTAATCATATGAGAAACACGGTCTAGGTTAATATTGAGTCCTTCTGGATGATCAACCTCGCCGAGAACACTATAACCTCCGCTAATCTGATCGTTGAGAGTTTTGACAGCCCTACCAATCTCATTTACAGGATATACACGTTGGTTTGCATTACGCACACCACCTTGTATGCAGATGCCTTTCATGTAAAGGTCTTTGCCGCCTGTAGCGTTATCGGTAGATTCAACGACCATTCCTGCTTGGTCAAATGTCAAATGCTCTCTTAAGTAGTTGTTCATCTATACGTCCTTAATTAGCTGCCAATCATTGATTTCTTGTCAGCTGCTTGCTCAGGCTTGCCCTTTTTCTCAGCGCCATGCCCGGCTGGCTGGTTTGACAAACTATCTGCTGCCTTACCGCCTGGTACGTTTACATTGCCCGCATTCTCCTCTTTAGGAGCCTTTGCGCCTGTTCCGCCCTTCTCATCGGCTGAACCTTGTGCAATATTGCTTGCAGTTCCGCCCATATCGTTTTCACCTGCTACAATTGACTTAGCGTTTGCGCCGTTGTCACCCATTTTAGCAGTTACTTTTTCAACGTATTCTCTCATTGTTTCAGTTTCAGACATTTTTGCATCCTTTTTAATTAGTTTAGGATCTTTTTTGTCGTCTTCGTCATCTTGGCTAGCGTCTTGCGACTGTTGGTTTTCCATAGGCATTTCTTCTTCGCCTTCGTCACCTTCTTCGTCACCTGCTTCGTCACCCATGTCCATTTCGTCGTCGCCTTCTTCGTCGCCGCCTTCTTTGTCCATAAGCTCTCTAAATTCTGCTTCTAGATCCTTAAATGCTGCTTCTAGGTCTTCAACACGGTCTTCAACATCGCCTTCGGCGCCTTCTTCGTCGCCCATGCCCATGTCCATATCGCCTTCATCGCCTTCATCGCCCATATCAGGTGCAATATCAGCCATCATGTCGTCCATTGGATCTTTTTCTGCTACTTCAAATTCGTCAAGATCAAAGTCTTCAGACATTTCTTCGTCTTCGTCTTCATCTTTAGCTTCTTCAACATCTTCATCAGATGCTTCATCAACTTCTTCGTCTTCTACTTCTGACTCAAGAAGTCCTTCATAAATTTCTCTTGATTTTTCTACCACAATTTCGTGGAATAGTTCTTGTGCTGCTTCTTTCTCTTCGTTAACGAGAAGTTCAAGCATTTTTTCAAACTTGTTTAGGTCTGCCATTGTTTTCTCCTATAAATGTGTTACCTATGGTAAGGCTGTCACTTGTATTTAACATATCGGGAGAAATATACGTAGAAATAGGCGTTTTTTACGCCATTTTTGACAAATGTTCAGAATTTTGGAAGATTTTTAGGAAATCTTCAACAAATATTGTTTTGTAATTTCTATAATTATTTAGTTGAGGCGGATTAAAATTATCTGCTGTTATTACTCTATGATACTTTATATGCGGGTGTGTTTTAATAGTTTCTTCTGTTTGACGTAGCCAATTACCATAAAAAGTTGCTGTTTCGTTTGATTTTTTATAGTTTTTAGTATCAGCATATATGTTGTTAAACATTCTACCATTGTTTAAACCTTTATAATCAAAGCCTAAAATGTAAATGTCTCTGTAATCATGTTGACTTGCTAACCATAATGCAGTTGGTCCGCTACTCCAACCTTTTGATTTATCAAAGTAATTAAAGTTTTTATAGTCTTTGTAAACACGATTAAAGTTCGTCCATACAGTATGCTCGTTTTGATAACCTTTAGAATTAATTTCGTTAATCATTTTTACATCAACGGCAACTAGATAATCGCAATCAAACTCTCTATAAAGAGCATTGCAACCATATATTTTACCGTGTTGTTTGAGATTAGTTAGATCTATTGTAGAACGGCTAGTTCCGTTTCCTAATACAAATGCTGTCATTAAATTGCACCCGCTTCAGCCTGTGCTGCGATTCCATACATTTGACGTACAAAATCTAGCTCCTCTTCCTTTTCTGCATTATGCATTTCGGCGGCTTTGCGGACACGATTAATTTGCTTTAGTGTAAGACGTGTTTTACGAGTGTCGTCAAGATTAATCATTGAGGTATCTGACGAAGGATCATAACGATCGTCTTCTACAGGTTCAAGGTTATCTCTATCAAAATAAAATAGTTCTCGTAGTATCATGTTAGTATTTATTAAATTGTTATATCTTCCCCGCCGGCCGGTGCTCCGCCAGGTGCTCCACCTGTTGCTGTCTCAGGTGCTGCGGCATCGCCTCCTGCTTCACCGCCTTCTGCTGGAAGTTCGTCTTCCATTCCTCCAATGTCAGCACTCATTCCTGCTGAACTAATTCCTGCGCCTCTCATTTCTGCTGCTGCATCTGCTGGACTTGCAGTAATATTTTCATCGTTCTCTTCGCGCCATAGTCTTTCATTTTCAGCAATTTCTTCGTCAGTAAGGCCTAAGAATCTGCTTAGTGCAAATCTATTTGACACATAAGGAATAGCACTCATTTGTGTAAATGTTGGTACACGAGCATTATCTAGTTCTGACTGTCTGTATGCTGCAAAGTTTTGTGGTTCTTCAAATTTAAGTTCAAACATCGAAGTATCAATGTTAACACCTTTTTCTAATAAGAAACGTTTAAACTCTGTATCAAATCCTTCAACTAAAAGACCTTGTAGTCTTTCACAATAGGTATTAAATCTTAATTCTTGAATATATGCTGTACCTACTCTACCATCGTTGTATGACGTTGCGCCATCATCAGCGCCTGTTGGTAGGTACGAACTAGGAATACGTAAACCGCGAACTAGTTTGTTAGTAAAGTATCTTAAGTCATCAATCTCGCCTAGGTTAGTTCCGCCCGGAAGTGTTTCAACTTTGCTGCCTCGGCCTTCAGCAGTTTGCGGGAAGAAGTAATCTTCGTTGATTGATAGAGGGTTGTAACTAGAGTCTATGACATTCTGGCCGCCCCCTGTTGCCGATGGGATACGTCTTTGGTGTATTTCCGTTTTTACACGCTCCACAAACTGCATAGCAAGGTGTGAAGGCATGTTACCCACATCAACGTAGAATACTCTTCTTTCTGGTGCTCTTTGTACACGATAGATAATAATCGCATCTTCGAGCAATTCTTTTTGTTTGTAAACTTTAAAAATAGTTTCTAATAAACTATTACCAAATGGATAGTTATTGTCTAAGCCTTCTGATAAACTTAGGTGTACAATGTGTTCTGCATCAATTGCAATTTCGCCATCTTGTAAATTAAATCTACTTCCTGATTGCTGTTGAGGTGCATTACCAACCATGCCTCTAACACCACCAGTAATGTATCCGTCGCCGCCGCCTGTAATGTTACCTGTAGTAACGTGCGGTGTAGTAGCAATCATATCTCTAAAATTAAATGCTACATCTTTAATAATATATTGTTCAGGTGTTTTACCTTCACTTTCGTTTACAATAATACGTGTAACTTTTGCTGGATCAATATGATATAATTTTTTAGTTTCAGGATCTCTAACAAAAATCTCGTCGCCATACTTAAATGTATTACGCAAAATACGGAACATGCGTGTTTCAAATTTATTAAGTTTATTCCACTGTTTTAAGTATTGACTTAGAATCTTTACTTCTGAATTTGTAGCACTTTTTAAGAATTCAAATTTAAAACTAGTTCCATTAGTTTCGTTTTTCTGTGTACAAAATTCTGCAAGGATATCTAGTGCAGCGTTAACTTCACTATCCATATCCATAATATTATAATGTCCATAACGTTCAACACGGTTTGGACTACCTACATATACATCTGGTAAAAATGAGCTATAGTTTGATCTTGCAGGGCCTGCTTGAGAAGAACCAGAACGATTTGTAAACGGAGAATAACTACCGCTTGCATTATCCCCTGTAGGTACTGGTGTAAAATATTTTTTCCAACTCATTATGTTATCCTATTGTATATGCGGGTTATTTCTTGATATAGCTCTTGTTTGGTTGTTTTGACCCTGTATAAACTCATCCATTTTGTTAATTAGATTCTGCATAGTAGTACTTAGCGAATTTGTCATTTCGTTAAGAGCCGATGTGGTTTCTGTTTTAACTCCGTCTAATGCAGGTGGTATTTCGCCTAAACTAGTAGTAACTTGCGACATTGAATCACCAAGCTCGGCTCTAGATTGTTCATTTTGTTGTGTAACATCTCTAACTGTTTGTACTACTTCATCAGTTGTTGGCATTGTTGCACTAGTAACAGTCATATTATCAGTAACAAACTCTGCTGCTCTATGTGCATCATCAGTAGCTTGATTCTCTCTAAGTGTATTAAGTAACGCTTGGACGTTGTCTACATTATCTGGTTCAATGCCTTCATCTGCTGCTCGTTGTTCAGTTGTAAGACGACTAATTTCATCTCGAATTACTCGTGCTAGATTTACATTATTTTCTTCAATTGCTTTTATTGCTGATTCTGCTGCTGTTAAATTATCATCAGATGCTTCAAGAAGTTCTAATGCTTTACTTGCATTTGGACCTGAAAGCAAGTCTTCTAATATATTTGCTGTTGCATTTGCTCCGTATATAGAGCCTTGTTCAATACCGTCTGTTACTGCTGCGCCTACTTCTCGTATTTGATCCATTTCTTCTTGAGTAACAGTAACATCGCCTGGTTGACGCATAGTAACAGTTGATTCAAAACTTGATGCTGCGTTAGCACCCGGAACTAATGAACGAAGATCACTTACTAAACGTTGAATTTCTTCTCTAGTAGTATTTTCTAATCCTTTAGCAACATCTTGCATCATAGGGCTATTACTAATTTGTGTTGCAATACCGTTTGGACCGTACATTTCTTGACCAATAGCAGCATACGTATCTTTCATACGTGCATCTGCCATTTGTAGAGTGTGTGTTATTCCGTCTCTTGCATCTTGCTCTGCGAGTGCAGCCAGTTCCATATCTTGTACTGCGTCTAAAATTTGCTGTCTGCTTGCATTTTCATCAACTGCTCCTTGTGTTGAAGTTCTAACAGCATCTGCATATGGTCCTGCATTTTCAAGAACTGTAGCGGCTGCATCTGCAACTCCGCCTAATCCACCAAGTGACGCCATGTTAAGGAAATCTACTGAATTAACACGTTCAACAACTGCTGCGTTAAAACTATCTAGTGCTGGTCCTACTCCTGCGCCGCCTGCGTTAATTTGATTTACAACATTTGTTAATTCATTTCCAGCATCTCCAAGAGCTACTAATCCTCGTCTACCTGCTTCAGAAACAACTGTACCTTTTGTAAATGTTTCTTCTAATGCTGCAACTGCATCAGGGCCTGCTTTTTGTGCTTCTGCTAGTGCTAATCTAAAGTTTTCAGCTGCTTTTGTGTTACCTGACATTTCAAGTAAACGTAGTTTTGCTTGAACTTGTCCTTTGCGCATACGATCTTGAATCTCTGCTTCCATTTCCTTACGGTTCTTACCTGTAAGTTTAGCAATAAGATCCATTTCTTTTGCCATACTCGCAGCACTTGATCTTGCTTGTTCTTGAGTTATAGCACCACTTGCAAGAGAAC